TCAGTTGGAACATCAGCACCGTGTAGTCTTTTAGCACAGTTAGCCATAATGTTAAGAGGGTCAGTTTCAGAAGTACCAAATCCGGTATCTGTTCCTGAACCATCTGAACCTACAGTTGTACCTGCACCTGAGACCATAGCAGCGATGACATTCTCATCGTAAGAGTCTTTTAGAGCATAAGCCCCAGAAGACGTAGCCAAAGATTCCCAGTTTACGTGAGCTTGTCTTTCTTCAATATCGTCAACTTTAAAAGCAAACGCATTAGCTTGGTCTACTACGAGTTGAAGTTGGTCATCAGCTAAATTTTGAATAGCTATATGTCCACCTCTAACGTAAGAGTTTACACTAATTGTTGGCTCTTTAATTATATTAACGGTATCTCCGTAATTTTCAATCTCTCCCGCATAGTCGGTGTTGGTTATATCTTCAACAACCGAAGCCGTACGGAAAAACTTTTGAACCTTTTGACTATAAATTACCGGTAACCAATTACCTGATGGTAAGTTAGTATATCCGGCACCTTTAGCAATAGCCATAGTTTCCTCCAGTTAAAATTGTTATGCCTGAATACGTCCCTCTCGCCTTGCTTTATCAATTTCCTTTTCATATTTAGCAAATTGTTCAGGTCTAAGTTTTGCTATTTCAGACACTGACCAAACTTTCTTGCCATCATCAGTTGTAATTGAACCTCTTTGAGTTCTAGTTACAGCTTCGGCAGCATTAGGTCTAGTCTTTGTTTTGTTTTGTAGATTGTGGTCGGCTTTATACAAGTCAACTACTCTAGCGGCCCATTTTGCATTTGTACTATTTTTGTAAATACCATCTGATATATTTTCTGGTTGTTTATTAAGCCAATCAGAAAAAGATGTATCTATTTTTAAATTATCAAAATCAGGATGAATACTTACAAGTTCTTTATAAGCTGTTTGCTTAGTAAATTCTTTTTCTTGTTCTTTTAACTCACCTAATTTAAATTCAACATCTTGAACTCGTTTATCAGCTTGTAAATGAGAAATTGACTCTACAACATTATAAATATCAGGATACTGCTCTTTAAAATTTTCCAACTCTTCAACACTTTTAGGTGTTTTATAAATTGGTTTTTGTGATAGAGCTTTTTCCTTTTCTTTCCACTCATTTACTTTTCGGTCATAATGAGATTTTAAATCATCGTACCTCTTTTTAAAATTGTGTTCTTGTTCTTTTGTCTTTTTCTCAATATCCAAAAAATTATCACTTTTTGGTTGAGGAGTAGCCGATTGTTCGGTGTCCTCTTTTACTTCGTTAGTTTCTTCTAACTCTCTTCTGTTAGAATGTTTATATGGGGTAGGCTCTAAATTATCTTCTTGTTTAGCTTCATCTACCATTTTTCCTCCTTGTAGTGCCTTATAATAAGGGTAGCTACGGTTGTGTTTTTGGGGCTGTGTCTAATACACAGGTCGCCACTCTTAATACGGTCTGTTATTCCCTGCTTCTCGTAAGTTAGGTTTAAGAAACGTATTAAGAAAATCGTTATTTCTACTTTCTAATTCTGTAAATCCACTTTTATTTACTCTATCCTCGTAAAATCCTCTTTTATATTCACTTAGCATTCCACGATAATCATTATTAGTTAAATGCATTAAAAAGTCATCATAGTCATTAAATCTATGTCCCATATTAAATACATATTCAATTATCATCATTTTTCTATTATTATCTAGATATTGAAATTGAGGTGAATTTTCTGCTGCTTTTGTATTATTTTTAATAAAATTACCATATATATCTGATGCAAGTTGTTCAGCAGCTAATATATCTTTTCGTAATAAATCTTCTGCTTCTTCAATTGAAATTACTAAATCATTTTTATTTGTAATTCCTTTTTCTTTCATAAATTTTTTTAAACTTTTTTCAGTAAAATTATGACCAAATCCAATAGACCATCTACCACTACCTTCATCTTTATATATATTAGGATTAAAATTACTTGGATTATTTTCTACATTTTTTAAATAATCAACTAAAAATTCATATTCTTCAGGAAAATCAACTTCTTCACCATTAACTGCACCTAAATAACCTAAAGTTCCTGCTGAATTACTTGGGTCTTTATTAATATTATAATTATTTTTGTCTTTAAAAATTTGTAATTCTCTACTTAAATATTCATCATCCTTTTCTGTAGATTCATCAGAATAATATTTAAGTTTACTAGGATGTCTATCAAAATATTGTTTCTCTTTTTGATTTAGTCCTAATACATCAGCAGTACCATCAGGATATGTAAATTTTAAACTATCTTTTCCTATTATAATTTCATTATTTAATTCATTTCCGTTTTTTAAATAATTTGTTCTATTTAAAATTCTATGTAATAAACTACCTTTTACAGTTCCTTCAATATATTTTTCAGTTGCAATATCTTCTAATATCATCTGATTATCTTCATTAGCTTCAATAGCCATTTTATAATTATTCATAACTTCTTGATGAAAATTTTTTTTACCATTTTTATCAATAGTTTTTAATTTTTTATTAATATGTTTTCTAACACGTTTATCTAAATTTTCCCAAAATTTTTCCCCATCAGTTTTAGTATTTTTATATTGTACAGTATTTTTATATTCACCTAAATTAAATTTTGAATGTCCAGATTCTGGTGGAGGGACACTAAATTTGTAATCCGTATAGTCTTTTTGTAAACCCATAGTATCAAGTTGTGTTTTATAATCACTATGAACTCCAGAAAATGCTTCACGTTCTTGCTCTATATTTTCTATACGTTCTAATTGTTCTTCTTCTCTTGTTACTCCGGCTATAGCTTTACTTCTAGGGTCTTGTTCAAATTCTTGTTCTCTTTGTTCTGTAAATTCTTCTTGTTGTTGTTGCTCTCTTTCACGAAGCATTGCCATTTTGTCAACAAAACCTCCTTCATCATACTTAGAAGGTTTATTTAATTTTTTTAATGTTGCATAACCACCATCAATATATTTAACTAATTGATTTGGTATTTGCATTTCACCATTATGTACAAGTATATCTACTTTATCACCACGTTTATAACCTTTAGTTTTAACACCTGCATCTTTTGCTCTTAGCATTGCTTGTTCAACTAAACTTCTAACTCTTGGGCCATTTTGTTGCATTGCAGGATATCCCATTATAAAATCACCTTCTTGTGCTTGTAAATCTACATCATCTGCTCTCATAGAAGCAGGTGCGGCATTTGGGTCATTAATAATTTGTGGTTTCCTTATAAATCCACCTTGTTGCATATTGTCTTTATCTCCTTCAAATTCTACCGTAATTTTTGGACGGTTTAATAATTTATTCAATTCATCTTTATATTTATAATCTTTATCTGTAAATAATGAATCATATCCTTTTTGAATACCCTCTTGAATAACTTTCTGTTTTTCATCTTCTGGAATTGTTTTATAAAATTCTCTTCCCATTTCAATAGCAGCTAAATAATCTAAAAATTTACCCATACTTTTTTTATTAAGCAAATCTATAACACTATCTTCTGTATATCCAAAATCTTGTAAAGTATCTAAATAAGGTTTTGTATCTTTTGCGTATGCTCCGTATTCATCATCAGGATTAAATAAATTTTTAATAGGTAAAAATCCATTAGCACCTATTCTAAATCCTCTTGACAATAAGGAACGGGTAATAGCTCTTGCACTATCTATTGGGTCATAAAATTCTTCAATAACTTTATGTTTTCTATCTTCTTTAGTTACTCGACCTTCCCAATCAACTCCCGGTTTTCTATGAATACTAAACCAGTTATTAGCGGAATATGACAATGGTATTGCATCAACCATTTTAATCTTTAACTAAAACCTTTATGTATTCTAAAAACTTTCTCAAAAGCTTTCCAATCCATCCACAAAGGAGTAGTTGATGAATTAACTACTACTACAGCAGTATCATCACTATCCTCTTCATCGCCTACAGTTAATGAATCTGTTAGTTCAGGAATAGCATCGTGATATACTGAAGATGAATATTTATTATCATCAGAATCTTTATGTTTATTATCTAGATTTAAATCTCTAATTTTTGATTTTGAAAATTCTGTTGGTACTACATCATTAATTGTATAATCATTACCTCTATATTCAAATGATATTATACCTTTTTCAGAATCCATTTCATTTTCATTAATTAATAATCCTAAAGGATTTTCAATTTTTTCAGTTATTGTTTCTGGTCTATCCCAATTTCCTTTTTTTGCAGCGGCACCTTTAAGAAGAAGAGATAAAGCACCTCCTCCTGTTCCTAAAAAAGCTAATCCATTTGCAAAAATTCTTTCTAATCCAGAAACACCAACTCTTGTTGCTTTATTAGCATCAATCAACATTCGTTGATAATTATAAAGAGGAGTGCCCGGTGTAAAGCTTCCTGCTAAAATATTAAGTTTTTGAGTATAATCAGCTTTAGTTAAACCATTACTTCCTTTATAGCGAGTTTCTGCAGAACTTCGTAATCCAGTTCCCCAAGTTTTCCAACCATCTTTATTTTCATTTTTAATTTTGTCAATAATTGCAGCATTAGCATCCGTTCTTAAATCTAATTGTCTACCCCATTCATCACCACTTAAATAGTTTAAAGCAACTTGTAAATCTTTTTGTTTTTTTGGGTCTAATCCTAGTGCAGCCGCCATTCGTTTTGCAGCATCATATAACATTACAATATCTTCATTTTCAGATTCAATAGTATGTTTTCCTGTAAAAAATGTCCATCCACTTTTTTGTTGTTCATTATGAAAATCTATTAAATCATCTTGTTGATGTTTAAAATAATTATCACCTAATTGTGAAATAGTATCATTAAAATTTCCTGAACTCTTGTTATCACCACCAACATTACTACCAAATACAGAACTAGAAGTTTTCCCACTTTCAAATTTTCCTGTAGCCTCATCAGTTTGTCTATCTTTATATCTATCTATCTGTCTTTGAACATTTTCTCTACCTTTATCTGTCCATTGTGATGATTTTCCTCCAGTACCGGGATGTCTATCACTAAATCTATTACTACTAACAGGAGAAACTGCACTACCATAACTGGAAGTTGCTGTTCCACTTGAAGATTTTCCGTATGGATTATTTGGGTCATATTCTGGCATTATTCTTTATCTCCTATATCTGATGCGTGTCTAACTGATTCCTTCAGGTTCTTGAGGTGTACCAGTGAAGCCAGTTTCCCCTGCAACCGGTACATTTCCGACTCCGATTTGGCCGTTCCCAAGGCCTGATACGTTTGGTTGATTTGCTCCTGCAGGTGCTCCTGCAGTGCCTCCCAAGCCTCCGGGCTGTTCACCAGTGGGTTGAGCTTCTGGGCCTGTGCCTTGAACATTTGCTAATCCTCTTAACATATCTGCAAAGATTGCCGCTTCATTCATATCATTTACCAAACTTTCTGGGTCAATATCTTGTGCTATTGCCAATTCTCTCATTAAATTTGGAATTTTTACAAATGGAGCTAACATTGGGTTACTTACTGTTTGCAATAAAGTAGTTAATCTTTGCGTTCTAACTTCTTTTTGCATTACTGCTGAAGTTCCTTTAGGTTTAATTTCTAAATCACCAATTATATCTGGTGAATTTCCAAATTGCATATTCCATTGAAAAAATGATTCACCTAAAGGTTTTAACAGATAATCATCTATATTTTTGATTACAGTTTTTATGGATAATCCTGCCGAAGACATAATCATAGATAATCCTGCTGCTGTTCTACCAGTTCCTGTAACTCCTGTTTGTCCGTGGACTACAGAAGGTATTCCTGTTTCTTCATCAGCTAATTGTCTAGCTTTATCATACATCTGAACATTTTCTCCTGCTGTATTTGGAAATTTAATTCCATTTACTGCAGTTCCTGTAACTCCAGATTGTCTTCTAAATATTTTACCCGGAAATATATCCATACTTTGTCCGGGAACTAATTGAGTTTCATCAATATCAAATACTAAATTTCCTGCAAGTGCTAAATTATCAATTGCCATTCGTATATGGCCATTCATTAATAATTGAGCATCTTCCATATTTTCAGCAATTCCAATACCAAAAAATTGATATGGATTTAACTCATAAGGAAATGCTTGATATGGTATACGAGCAGGTGTAAATGGATTCATTACTGCTCTAATAACTTCATTACCACAAACCCATACATTAACTTGTACAGATTTTAAATCTGTCATTCCTTGTGGAATTGACATTCCAATTTCTTCACATAATGAGGCATCACAATTACCCCAGTATTCATAAACTTCGTATCTATTATCTACATAAGTTGGGTCATTAACTCCGTGAATAGTTTGTTCATAATATTTTTCTTCGTAGTTTGGCCCAATATCTAAAGCTTTTAAAATAGCATTTTTATCAAAATAAGGTCTATTCATTAAATCTTTTAATTGTTCTCGATTTAATCTATGCCTTTGTATTACATATTCACAATCTTCTATATTTGTTGCTGAAGGGTCTGGAAAAAAATCCCAACAACTAACTGCTTCAATTCTTGGTACTTCTTTATCAAAAGGATTATACTCTTTTTCTTCACCCTCCCCATTCCATTGATGAACAGTTTTTTTATAATTAAATGGCCCTTTAACAATTCCAGTTCCTAATAACGCACATTCAAATATAGAATGCCTTAATACATTAACAGCAGAAGTATCTAATAACTGGTCGTGTATCATTTTTTCCATTCTACGAGCAGTTTCTTGTGCAGGACTAATTTGAGGTTCTCCCATTTTAGCTGCACCCTCTTGAAGATTTGCACCGGCAAATTTACCTGCTAAACCACCTAAAAAATCATTTGGTGTAGTAGCTTCCATTGCACCGGGTTCTAAAATTCTACCATCACCTTCAAATCCATAAGGGTCTTGGGGTGGTGGAGATTGAGGAGTTTGCAAATGTGCAAATTTTGCTATACCTTCTGGCACAGGAGTAGCTTCTACAGATAATGGAAATTTGCTATTAGCAAATAATATATCTGCAATTTGTCCATAAGCAGACAGAACTTTTACTTTTGTTATTTTTACAAATACTTTAGATTTTTCAGAAGAACGAAATTGTGTTGTACTATCAAAAATACCACGATAGTTTTTATATGCTTTTAACCATCGTTGTTCATCTTCATTCTTTCCATCTTCAGCCGATGTAAATTTCTTTTTAACGTGAGCAACTAAGCCGGGAACATTCTCGGCATTATCTATCTCTCTGGCTTCATCTGTTTTATCGACAGCCATTATTTTCCTTTATTAAAATGATTTTGATAAACTTTTATCGTCAGCACCCATAGCTTTAAGACCTTGACCCTTATTCTTTTTACCTATTGAGCCGCCTTCTCCACCTAGTTCACCTTGTTTAAATTTCTTTGAAGCAAAGGCTTCTGGTTTTGCGTTAGCTTTTTTTGAATAAGTATCGCCAAGTTCTCCTTGCGAATATTTTTTCATAATTGGTTGTGGCATTATTTCCTCCTATTTTTTCTTTTTATTAATTTTCCCACCTTTGGCACGAACTCCAAATCTTTCTATATATCGTATTTTACGTTCAGTATCACCTTTAAGACGGGATTTATTTACTTCATTCACTGTTGCACGAATTAATGCTATATCTCTTTTCGAAAGTTTAAATTCTTCACTTGCTCTTTTCATAACTAATAATCCTTTTCATTTGCTTTCTTCCAAAAAGAAGATTGCACGTGGTCGTTTTTCTTGGTTGGATAATCTTTAGTCGCAATATCAACATCGGCTTCTCCACCGTGTGCTGATAAATTCATATTTTTCATTTTATCCTTTTTTTTCGGATAGGGCTTACCAAGGTCACCCTGTTTATATTTGGTCATTATTGGTTGTGGCATTTAGCCCTCCTTTATTTTAGTTTTTAAATAATCCAGTAATTGAGGATTATCTACAAATATTGTTGTTAGACCATTAGTTAAACCATTAACTAAATGCTCCTCTGTTTTCTCTCCCAAATCAATATTCCATTGATATATTATTGCGTGTAAAATTTCGTGCAATAATGTGTTTGCGTGAGAAACTCCTTTTTCATCAGTTGCATAACCGATAATTCCTTCTTTAGCAAAAAACTGGCCGTGTGCTTCATTTGCTGTTGCAACGGTTTGTTTCCATTCTTCTAATTTATAATCTCTATATCCAATTTTTATAGATTTAGGTATTTTATTCACATAAAACCTTGTTCATCTGGCTTTGTATACTGTTCTTTAATATCTGAAAATAGTCCTTTTGTCCATATTTTTTCTACATCTTTTTTATGTTTTTTTTCATATTCCTCTTTTTCTTCTTTTCTTTTTTGTTTTTCCATAAAATTTGTTTCATAAGTTTCAATATTTTGTCCAAATCTTAAATCTCGTTCTGATTCATATAGAGGATTTTTTTGTTGTTGTAATTTATATTCATTAATAGCTTCCTGTTCTGATAATCCACCACTTATTAATCGTTTAATTTCATCTTTCACAGTACCCGGCCCTATTGAGCTCGGACTTAATGCTACATCTACCATAGCTTCTGCTGCTTTTGGTGCCATCACAGCTGCTCCACCAATGGGAGCAAGTAACCAAGGAGTAATACTTTTTAAAGTCTTTTTAGTTACTACATCATTTAATTCAAATTTATTAATACCTAAATTTTTTAAAACTTTATTAACATTTGATTTAATTCGATTTGCTCTATTCTTATCAGTAATTCCAGATGTTTTACCAACTTCCTCTTTTAATCTTGCACTTTCTGTCTCGATATCAGTTAATCGTTGTTCTATATCAAGTTCAGTTGGTTTTCCTTTTTTAAGTTCATCTACTGTAAATCCTTTAGTAGATTGAGATGGAGAAACACCTTCTATTTTTTGTCTAAATTTGATTTGTTCTGATGGAAATACATATCTATCTGATAATCCTAATGTATTAACTAATCCAATACTTTTTCCATAGTCCTGTGGACTTTTATATCCGGCAAATTGTAAATAATTACTTTCAATTTGACTCATTAATGTAAAAGGTTTTAAATCAGGAACAGCACGAACAGATGTAGTTGCATAATATTGTGCTGTTACATCACTACCTTTAAAGTGTCCTAATACAGTAGCAATCTCATTATAGGTAGCACCTTCTGCAAGTGCTGTTTTTGCAACGGCATTACGAAGCATTTTAAAATTAAACTCAATAGGTGTTTTATCAATTTTTCCTAAATTATAATTCCATTTTTTTTGTGTAAAAATTTTACCATCACCCTTGTTAAGATTAGCAATAGATTCTCTCATATCTTTTATTGCCATTTTTTCAAGTGAATCGGCATTTTTGAATATTATACTATCAGGGTCATTAACTCCACTTAAAGAAATTTGGTCTCGAATTGCGGTCGCTACTATATCAGAGATTTGTTGTGGTTTTCCGACAGTTGCCTGTCCTTTTTTACCACCGATGTATTCTAAAATTCTTCTATCTAAATCAATTTGATTTAATGTTAATTCTTTTAAATCTGTTGTTCTAATACCAGTAAAAACTTTAATTATTGCTAAATTTCTTGCTTGTGGGTTTTTTATATTTTTAATAGAACGAATAATTTGATTCATACCTTTATCACCAAAATCAAATCCAACTCTCGTACTTTTTGAAAAAAATCCTGAATCTAAATCCGTTGGTTGTACACTTAAAATATTATCCCAAGATTTTCTGTCCCAACCACTAATTTTGGACATTGCAGTTCCAAGTTTACTATGAAGTGTTCTAGATTTACTTTCAATAATTTTTCCTTTACTGACAAAAAAACTTTTCTGACCTGCTTCTAAAGATAAATCAGCAATATCTTGCATTTGTAACCAAAATTTATCAACAAAATTTTTATCTTGGAAATTAATTATTGGTGTATCTAATAAATTATGGTTTCTTAAAAATGCTGTTATATTATTAAGTTCATTAATATTTGATTTTAATCGTTTTGGGTCTGCTTTTGTTTTTTTTAATTTTTTTGTATATTCAGCAATTGCATCACCTATAGTTGCTTCATCTACATTAACTACTTCTTGAACAATATCACCAGTATCATAACCTATTTTGCCCCCTTCTTCAAAAGGCATTGTTACGTTTACACTTCCTTGTTTTTTTTCTGGATTTATTGAAAAATCAATTTTTGTAGTATCATTAATATTTAATGATGTACCTAATTTTTTTTGTAAAATTGAATTAACAGCACCAAATAAATATTTATTATTATTTACAATCTCTTCTGCTTTTTTATATACCTCAGTCTCTTCAGCTAATCCTTTAGCTGTATCTTCTATTAACGTATATAAATTATCTATTGCTTTTTCTTCATCACTTGCCATTTAATATCCAAAAATCCTATCTATTGGTTCATATGTTTCCGTTTTTAATTTATTCATTCTATATCTTGCTTTTTGACGTTCACCTGTTTGTCTTGTCATTACCATATAACGTAATGCATCATATGCGTGGTCATCTGTTTTTGTATCAACATCTTCCGCATTATTTTTTGCATAAGGTATTGTTGGTAATGTTCTTATCAAGTTTATACAATTAGAAAAAATTTTTAATTGTGGTTCACCTGTTTTTTCTTGTAAAGACAATCGTCTATGCAATTCTACTTTACCACCAATTCTATCTCTGTTTGATGGTACAAATCGTATTCCTGCCCTAATAATACTATCA